TTCCAGTGCTGGCATTTGTTACCGTTGTGTCAAACGTGCCATTTGTGTTTCCACTCGCACTCAGCGTTCCCGTGACAGCAAGGCCGGTGGAGGAAACGCTAAGAATTCGTGTTCCAGATATTAAAGCCCCAATGGTGGATGCCGATTTAATTTGTATATCTAATGAATTGCGCGAAATGTTGTAGTTTGCAGGATCGCCAGAAAATAAAGCGTAACCATTAGTTGCATCAGTGACAAAACCATTTGTTGCACCCGATGCAGTTACAAGCCCCGTCGCACTCAGCGTTCCCGTGACAGCAAGGCCGGTGGAACCCGGAGCGGCAGAGCCACCAACACCCAAACCACCAGCAAGAGTCACATTACCCGAAGCATCCAGATACACAGACTTGGTAGCCGGATAGGTAACAAATACGTCTTTGGTTCCGGCGCTGAAGTTTACCGCTGCGTTGGCGTTGGACGATTTGAGGATGGTTGTTCTAGTAAGCGTATTACCAGAGGTTGCATACGTGCCAATACCCACTTCCCACTCAGCTACACCCGGATTGGATATAGCGTAGTAGCAGGTATTGGTGTTACCAATCGCACTAGAAAATGTTTGGTAGCCGACAACTGCGCCAGCCAGTGATAATGCCCCAGTACCCGTTGTAGTGGATGTCTCCCTTACACGGTCAGCTAAAATGAGCGCCATGATTCATACCTTTAAGCAATATTGAGCAGTGCGGTGCTAGGAGCGTTGGCTGGCATCGTCAAGGAAAAAGTCCCTGCGGTCACCGTCTGCGAGCCAAAGGTATGAACGGAAACAGCCTTGTTGGACTGAGTGCTGTTGTAGATCAGGACAGCATCAAACGCGGTTGAGAGCGTCACGTTGGTGTAGGTAATACTAGCCGAAGGTGTCCAGTAAGCCGTAGTGCCTGAAGTCGTAGGGACTGTAGCATTGGTAACCGTAACACCGCCAGCCGTGTAGTTTGTGCCTGTAACTTCGTTGGTAACAGAGTAAGCCGTGGTTGTAGCATTAACCGTAGCGGACGCTAGATACAGGGCCGCTTTAAACGTGTCGGCAGCGGTTGAGCCACGCGTAGGTGCAACGCCAAAGTTATGCGTTCCGGTAAGAATCTCTGCTTTAAACGACGTACACATTGCCTGAGTATTAGCCATTACAGTTCTCCTAAAATCGTTTCAGTGACAAGTGAGTTTTTAAGCTCCACACTGACAGAACGGTGGACAAGTTCATCGCCCAAATAGTATTCAACCCACGAGGTCTTCTCGTTATGGTCTTCCATGTTGCCATCTTTCCTGACGAGCAAAGAATCATCCATCTCGCCTTTTGTCGTAGTGACAATCATTATGCAATCCTTATAATGGCTGAAGTGCTATCTGCCGTAGGAAACTGAACCGTAAAAGTTGCTGTTGAAGTCTTGTCCGCACCAAAATCTAGCACACAAATAGCCGGATTAGTAACCCCATCATTCTTGTAGATTAAAGCTCCACGCGCTGTCAAAGCACTTGTCCACACTGCATTTGCAAATGAGAAGTAAGCTGTAGTGCTTGTTCCTGTTGTTGGGTTAACCGTCACCACCAGAGCTTGTCCACCGGCTGTATAGCCTGACGCTACAACTTCGCCGGAAGAAGTATACCCAGCGGTGTCAGCATTCAACGTAGCTCCATTCGTATATAGGGAGATATATAGATTAGTTGAAGCCGTACTGATACTGAAGGTACCGCTGGGTAATCCTGATTTAAACGTGTTGCAAGCGTAGTTTCCAGTAAAAGCCATTATTGCACCGGTATCCTAACTTGCCCACTACGGTAGGCATCACGACGATTTTTACCATCACCAAGCTGTTTAAGTAGCGCAAGAGACTCTTGATACTTGCCTTCGTAATTGGCAATCATATCTGCCTCACCCTTGGTGAATACAGCCGCCTCACGCAGCGAACCATACAGCAGAACAGTTTCAAAGTTGTTACCCAGCCAAGTTGATCCAGCGGTCACAATCGTTTCAGGGTAGTAGTAATAGTGAAGCTCTACCTGATAGGACGCGTCTGGGGTTGGGCCAAGGATCAAAGAAGAGTCTGTGAACTGAGCGTAATGCGTAGGCGTCCCAGTGTCGGTAGGAATCGGAAAGGCTTCCCGGATGTAGTTAACATCCTTGTCCAACAGAAAACTCTGTGCGCCTGTGGTGGGGTTAATCACTGCCAAGGAAAACGTAGCCAGCCAATCCGAAGGTAGCGACAGGTATTTGTTGCTCTGCGTCATGTAGCCGGTCTGGTTCTTGCGAATAGCCGGTATCTGGACTGAGTTGTAGACCCGTTCTTCGGCAAGTTCAATGAACGTATTGATCTGCTCAACGCTGGTCAGGGTCGTTACTGTAGTCCCATCACTGCCGTAGAAGACAGTATCGGGAAAGTCGTTCTCTATGTAACCCTTGATCGTAACAAAAAGCGTTGAGTAATCCATGATTACGCCATCGGGCCACGGGCCATTTTGCCTTTGGTCTGCGCTTTACCACCACGCACCTGAATGCCAGAGGTCTTCACTTCGTTCATCATGGAAGTGCTGACATTACCGGTACTCATAACCCGATTTTTAAGATCACTCAAGTCTTTACCAGAACCCGGGTTACTAGCAACCGTTACGGATTTGCCGCTCATGGTATGCGGCTTGGCATACGCAGAAGCTGGTTTGTTATTAACCATTATTTTCCCTTCTGATTGTTTACACGGGCCATATTACGGCCTACAGCTTTCATCGCCATCGAAGTAACACCACCTTTTTTCATGCCGTGCATCTTCTTTTCATGCCCCCCAACCACTTTCTTAGCTTCTACATCGGCAATCCGCGTAACTGTTTTCTTATTCATTTAAGTCTCCTAGGTAACTGCTATTGTAACCGTGCCAATACTGATTGTGAGCGCCAAGTTGTTAGGCGTCAATGCTGCATCAAACTGCTTGGAACCACCCACCGGATTCCAGCCCCACTGAATTATCCTGCTACCACCACTGGGATACCCATCGTCCCCAACCCCAGAAGTCACGTAACTTACGTCCGGTCTGGGGTTTCTAACCGCCTGTGGATCATTCACAGGATACATACCAAGCAGCAACTGCGGTTGATCTGGCTCCCAGCACTCAGGGCAGACCATGATATTTACGTTCTTGGTCTTAATGACCAAGCCCTTCAGTTGCGTCAGTTTAAACCGAAATCCACACCGGTCACATTCAGCAATTGAATTCTTGCCGGATGAAAACTGACTTGGCATTACATGCTCCCTATAAACGCCTGACGCGGCACAAACCGTATCGGAGCCTTCTCTCTATCCTCGGTAGAAGCCCAGTCCCAAGCCTCGTCATAATCAGCTTTTAACATCTGGATACGGGATTCTGCTCCGGGTATTTTCTTAGAGAGGTGATAAGCAAGGCCAGCAACCATACACGGGATGAAACGAAACGGCACATCCTGACCGTTAATACCATTACCAGCGTCAAGCATACGACGCAGACGCCAATACACAAATGTGTAAGTTTGGCTGTTATCTGGCTTAGGCCAGACATGAATCTGCGGATAGACGACGGTATTGGCTGCGTTTGTAGCGCCGGTTTTTCTCTGAAACCACACTTGGATTGGGCGACCAGTGGCATTCTTATTGGGTATTGTGGCATAGGTACTCACAGAAATACGGGAGATGTTGATGTCAGTTTGGTTGGTGCCAGTTCCCGTGCGGATAACGTGGTCTAACAGATCAACCGTGTCTACGGGTAAATCATAATCACCTACGTTATAGGTCAATACCTGATCAACTTGCTCAATTGTCCACAGGTTAATACCTCGGTTAGCCCATTCCATTGTCAGCAGGTTTAAACTACGCCGCGCCGTCCGCATGTCGTAGCCAGAACGAAGTTCTGCCCCGCATCTCTCAAATGCCTCCTCAACCAGATTGTTTAAATCAAGGTTGAATTCGGTTGTGGCTGTAGTTTTAGCTGCCATATTATCTATATCCTGCGGTTTTTCTAGCGATGCTCTTGGGTTGGGCTACAAACTGCTTACCTGCTGCCTTACCTGCACGTTTAGCCCTTGTGGTTGCAGCGTATTCCTGCGGACTGAGGGACTTTATAGCTGCTTCAGGCAGATATCGCTCACCTGTCTTTGACGAGGGCTTACCTGACTTAGTACGCCATTTCTGGGCAGTCCAGTCTTTGAGCGATTGCTGCGGGGCTTTCACTTTTTTGCGTCCTCTTTTTCAAGTAATTCAGCGTTTATTTCTTCGTCAGTCACTGCGTCACAATCACATTGACCAGCTTCTTCAAGCAGACAATCTTTGGTATGTTCAATCACGGTATCCTCCTCCAGCGGCTTTATAGCGTTTAGCCATTAATTGCGCTTTTCTCGCGCTCCATTGCCCAGCGCCTGTGCCTTGAACCGCAGCAGCTTTGACGCTGTTAAAGATGCGTTTACGAAGCCCCGGCTTGGTGTAGTTCCCCGCCTCATTCACCTTGCCGCCTTCTTTAAACACCTTAACAGGCTCGTTGCCATCGCGTTTTTTGATGAGCTTTGGCACCTTCGAGGGGGCTATGGCCCCCATCCCACGAGAGGCTCTCACCTTAGCACTTGGTCTTACCACGTTGAGCAATGCCATCAGCACGGCGTGAAGCAGAGCTAACAGAACCACCGGTAGCCATACGCACCATTGTGCCTTTGGTTTTGCCGCGTGACTCAATACCGCCGCCTTTGGCAAAGCCCTTCATCTCGGCTTTTTCATGCTTGATCATTGAAGCCGGTGCGCCCTTCTTCTTCATGAACGCCATTTCTTTGCCAACCATTGCTTTAGATTCTTTCATCATGCCACCTTTTTTATAGGGTTTAATTCCAGCTTCAGCATCTCTGCGATACAACCTTCCAGCACGACCAATACCTTTAAACTGATCTTCAAAATCGCCTTTACGAGCGCGAAGACGGTCACCCTCATCTCCATAATCTACAACCTTTGGGACGTATTTTTTAAAACCAGAAGAATTACCTTCAGAACGAGCTTTTTGGCGTTCAGTTTCAGGATTTCTGGTAGCAACAGGTTTAGTTGCCGGGGCTTTAGCGGCAGGGGCTTTAGCAGCGGGGGCTTTGTCATACAAACCATGTGCGCGACGGCTGTCCGGGTCTATCTCATATTTACTTCTTGTGTTGCCCTCGTCATCCATATCGCTATCATCAACATAACCTTCGTTTGCAAATTTACGTGTCTTCATCATGCCACCTTTATTAAAAGTTTTACCTTTGTCAGCAGCATTGAAGTCTTTGCCAACAGATTGAGATACCCCAACTTTCTTAGCAAACGAGGGGCTGTGTGCAATTGCCGCCATGAAACGATGCTGCTTTGCTGATGTAGAAGGCATTATACAAACCGGCCCTTAGTCTTGCCGCGTGACTCAATACCGCCACCACGGATTGAACCGCCTTTTTTCATGGTAGAAGTAGCGTTTTTAATTTTTTTATCTTCCTCATTTTTTTTTCTATCTTGGTCAAGATACGCGGGTAACACACCCGCAAATGGAGCAAGTTTACCAAACCCACCTTGACCAGATAGAAGGCCGTAAGCGGGGCTTAAAGTGCCAAGAATACCTTTAGCTTCATCATTCATTATTGATCTTCCTTCTTAAAAAGACCTTTAACGGTCTCAGTTTCGTAGATACGGATTGCTGTCCAGATAACGGTAAACAGAGCCGCAAGCGGAGGGAGAAACTCAGACAACGTGCCTATAACAGTCAAAATAGATGCCCCATCCACAGCCGCTTTTACTAACTCTGCTTTGTGCTGTTCCATGTCAGCACTTCCACGCTTTTAAAGATTTATTAATGCGGCTGTTCGGGTCGTTGGCTGTCTTCGCTGATGTCAGCTTCTTCTTCATACCCGTCATCCTCGCACAAAAAGAATCGCGCCGGGAGCCGCCTTGTGGCTGCGGCGGTTTCAAACCGGGTTTGCCGGGGTTGGCTGCGTTGTATGACGCCCTCCCCTTCGCGTTCAAACCACCTTTGGGGTTTTTGCCTTCTTTTCTTGTCCATGCTGCGCTCATCCTAAACCTCTTGGTAGGTTGTCATTGGGTAGATGGATTCCGTATCTTCTGTGGCATTGCACTTATCGCACACATGAACAAACGGTTTGGCTTTGTATTTGACGCTAAACTTATGTTGAAACTCACCGCCGCAATCACACATTAAGCGGTTTACAACCCACGTAACCGGCACTGTCTTTATGCTGCTCATGCCGCATCACTCATGGTCTGTTGCGAGATCATCGACGGATACAGAACATCGTTACCAAAATCACTCTTATGCTCAACCACGCCCATGTGACCCAGCTTGATGGTCGGGTCTATCCACACTTCAAACCCAGCTTCCCGCGCACGGTCGCAGAACAGGAAGTCTTCGCCAATCATGCCTTCAGGGGTGACCAAAAAGTCAAAGAAACTGTAGAGCATTTGCGGACTGTTGGTGTCCATGTGTTTCCACTCGGGATGCTGTTCAGCCAGTGTGGTGAAGACTTTCTTCTGGATCATCATGAAGCCAGTGGCTACGCGATACGCTCTGACCAGACCATCTTCATCCATCGTGATGGTGCCGTGAGTGCCGTTAATGCCGGTTCCACCATCAATTGACAGGATGTAGGTCTTGCTTTCTTTACGGGCTACATAAGCACCAGCAACAACGCCACGGTCTTGATTCCACGCCATCAACCGAATCACTGACTCAGGCTCAAACGTCATATCTGCATCAATGAACATTAAGTGATCACAATCAGACTCCAAGAACTGCTTGGCAATGACGTTACGCGCACGAGAAACAACAGAGCAACCACAGATGCTGTTGACCTGTATTTCAATCCCATGCTGCAATACCATTTGACTGAGCTTCATAAGAGACACAGCCATGCTTACCGTTACTTTGTAGTCATAGGCGGGAAGACCTATCATCAACTTCTTACCCGCCAGATTAAAGCCTTTGTTAGAGGTCATTATTTACCCGTAAATAATAGTTGCGGAACCAAGGTTTGACACCGTTCCATAGACGGCGGTTTGGAACACCAATCCCTCACCGGGCATCAACATATAGGTCGGTTGAGAAGCAGAGGCCACGGTGTTAACGGTGATTTTAATTGTGCTGCTTGACCCGCCATCCCTAAGAATAAGGCTACCCGCTGTAGCACCGGGGACGATATAGATTGCCTTAACTCTGCAACGAGCAAGGTTATTAGTGGCTTGGTCAGTAAACTGACCGCTGGCAGTTATAGGTACACTGGCTAGAACGTCTGTCTGCATGGTTAATCTCCTAGTGCGTTAATTGGGGGCCGAAGCCCCCAGAAGATTAAGAGAACGGCGTAACGACTGAACCAGAGCCAACAAACGAACCGCTAACTGCCCATTTACCAGAGGCGTAGGCCATCAGAGTCAATTGGCTACCAGCGGCAGCGCCACCAGAAGTCGTTGCATTCAACGTGATGATTGTGCCAGCGGTTGAGTTAAACGCCATTGACGTAGTGCCAGCCACCATAATTTGACCAGTATATGCGTCCGTGCCGTTGGTGGTAATAGTCTGAGCAGTCGCACCAGCCGAAGCTGCTGTGAAGATAAACGTGAAAACAACACCAAGGTTACTTGCCGTGTTTGGATCAGCGCCGGGGCCGGTTGCAGGGCTGTCCGCAGTTGCATTAACTGCCGGAAGAATAATCGCGCAAGTCGCTGGAACCAGCAAGGTATGACCCGCGTGAGTGGCAACAGAAAGAGTGGCAGTAGCGCCAAGGGTAATGAAATTGCCATTACCTTGGGTATAGAAACCGTTAAGCGAACGAACGGGGCCGTCAAGAGTGGTAATAGCCATTTAAATCTCCGTGTAGTAGCACATCCCCATATCGTCTCTACTAAGTCTGCTGGGGCAGTCGATATAGGTAAAAATCCCAGATAAGTAAAACAGGAGGGGCGGTTAAACCCCTCCCTTGCATCATACTACAATTACGAACCAGCCGAACCAAAAATGCCTAGCGGATCAGACCAGCCAAACGAATAACGCTCGCGGCTCTTGTAACGGACGTTGCCGGTGTCGAAGTCGCCGTCCATGCTGTTAGCCAGCGGTGTGCGGACGAAGTGCTTCAGACCATTCGGAACATCAGTTGTCAGGAACCAGCCGTTGGTGTCGGTCAAGAAGTGATTGACGCAATAACCACCCGGAATTGAGCCATTGTTCTTCAGCGCGTTGATGTCGTTGTTGTTGGTGCTAACACGCAATTCCGTCTCAAGAAGGCGGGTTGCGACGAACATCAGGGCCGGAGGAATGATCAACTTTACCGGTTTAGCGGCAATCAGCAAACCACGCTCATCCGTCCACCCAGCGATCTGAATAACAGCAGCCTCAAGCGAGGTCTCATTCAGGTCAGCGGATGCAAGGATGTTGCTGTTGGTGCCACCAGAAACCAGCGGGTGAGACGCCGAACACAGAACCACACCGTCACCACCGGTCGGGCCACCTGCAAATGCGTTGTTCAGCACTGAGGCAGCTTTGACCTGCTTGGTGTAGGCCATAGCCCGAGCCAGACCCTTGGTATAACGAGCCGAGAGGCTGTCATACAGGTTATCTTCGACCGCTTCTTCAGTGATCGAGAAACCCAGAGCAATGGTTTCGTGCTGGTAACGAGCCGTCCAAGCTTCCTGTGCATTGTCATAGGCAATTGCATTACCTTCAGCCTTGACCGGAGCAGCAGAAAAACCAGAAAGTTTCGTCTCTTCTTCGAACGAACGCTCAGAGGTTTCAGTCTCAAAAATCTCTTTGTGTTCTTCGCCATACTTTTTATACTCAAGACCAAACAAGGCGTTCAGGCCGGGAAGGAGTTCTTTGAGTAGTTGTGCGCGTGAAATAGCCATTATTTATTCTCCTAGACGCCGGTTGCAAGGCGATATTGATGAATGCCTTGGTTCCATGACACCAGAACTTCGACAAAGGAACCGGTCGCCGGGGCGGTATCAGGCACAACGTCCACAACCTTACACGGGATTGCTGCCGTGGTTGCGGTGCTGTTAAGGACGCAATGTGCGCTGTTGCCGGTGGTCGTGCTACCCGCGTTAAGAACCAGCGAAGCATTTCCGCCAACCATCGTCGCACGAGTAGCTTGAGCAACAACGGTAGTGCCAGAAACAATCGCGGTCTTCATCACCAGATCGGGATCATCCGCAACATACGCGGTGATAGCCGACGCGGTGTCCGGGGTGCCGGTGGTCAACGCAGGGTAGTATTGCGCGTACACACGTTGTCCTGACGAGTTGATGTAGCTGCAACCCATAAAGATACCAACGACGTTAACGGTGGTCGCGGTCAACACAGCGGTCGTGATACAGCCGTTGGACGACATCAGAACAACGTCACCAAAGTAAATGCTGGTGCCGTGTGCCGTTTGGATCGGAATTTGCCGGGTTGAGCCAGCAAAAACCTGTCCGCCCAGCAGATTTACGGGGATTAGCCCGTACGGTGCTGAAACAGTAGGATAAGCCATTTAGAACTCCTAAAATTAAATTATTTAGCCCCACGACCGAACGACGTTGAGGACTTACGCTCACTAAAGAGCGGCATCCGGGCGTCATTCTGCTGCATGAAGCTGTTATCTACGGCTTGCATCTGATCGTTGGACGCTTTTTGGTAGTGCGCTGCGCGTTGTTCCATGAATTCTCTAGGAATCTTGCACAACAAAAGCCCACCGATTTCGATATTGCCTTTAAATCTACTTTGTGGGTCAGAGAAAACGTGCATGTGCGGCTGTTCTTCCGCCTTAACAGGTTCCCAACCTTCCCGAAGTTTTGCAGACGTGTTCGTGGGGTCAAATTGACCCAAAAGAGCCGTCCGTATCCACCTGAAGGAGTAGCCATCCTGCGGTTCAGGTGTAGGCAAGCCTCCGGGTTGTGTCCAATGTGTTTTGCGCTGCGTATTTACGCGGGTATCTACTTCACGAGCGAGACGGTTTTCAGCCATTTGCGGACTCCTGTGCGGCAACTTGTTTAGCGTAAAGGTCTAGGGGTACACCAAGCCGTTTAGCTATACTAACTTGCGTTTTAGTTAAAACGATTTTTTTAGCTCCTGTTGAGCGTTGTACCGGCGCAACAACATTTGCAGATTTTTTAACTGCACTGCCGTTATTGGCGGAACTATCTGCGCTTTCTGGCTTAAATACGTCAGAAAACCGTTGCTTCATGTGCGCATCAATTTGTGCGAAATACTCGTCACTACGCGGGTCTACACCCGATGCAACCAACTGTTTGTGGCGCACAAGTGCGCTTGCAGTCATTTCTTCGTCATTCCCAAACCACTGGT